TAAACGAAACACTGAGAAGAAAAAGAAAGACGGCAAAACAGAAATTATTTTCAAGAACTACGATTATACCGACAAGTCCGGTAATAAGAAGATTCAGATTTCAGCTTTTACAACTCTTTGTGCAGTTGTTCTTGATAATGCGTCAAAACATGAGGTTATTAAGCCGGAAACTACAGAAGAGAAAAGCGAAACAAAATAGGATGATACTGCGCAAACAGTAGGTGTGCAGGGTTCGACTCCCTGCTCATCCTTTGAAATACAAGGGAACTGTCGTTGTTGATATGGTCAAATTAGATTTATGGGAGGTATAATATTATGATGATTGGAAATTTTCAAGTAAAAATCGAAGCAGAAAACAGAGGAGAACATGGAATATATGGAAAAGTATATGAAAGAAATGTTTATGAAATGGATGCAAAATGGAAGCATATACTGACACTTGCTCCGGGGATGAAATTATCAAAAGATATGTTTTATTCCGCATTAAAAATGGCAGACTAAAATCTGCCTTCCGTCTTACGGTGAAAGTCCGTAACTGATGAACAGAAGCGAAACGCTACTTTTCAGAACTAAAAATCCAGGCTATAAGTTTGCTTATTTTTAAGAGGTGATACCATGGCTAAACATGAACCTAAATTTTATGTACGACTTTGTAAGAGAAAATCTGTCACTTTTCCAAATAATTTTAATATTTTTCCCGGTTCTATCTATGGGAGATTTTCAGATGTAAAAGGCAGAAAATTTCTATGGGTCTGCGATTCTTACACGCTTGAAAACGGCAAACTTCCGGTTCACATTTTTAATGGGAATCAATGGAAATTGTGTATGGTTCCTGCAGAACATCCTTGCTATAAGTGGGTAAAATCTATTATTGAGTCATTGGGCTACGTTCCTAAAATCAATAGGGAAACTATAACTATAGATGATTGTGAAAACATGATGAAAACATATTCTTTACATAAAAAGGGAACTGGTTCACGGATTAACACTCATCAGATTAACAACCCTTTACAATGGAAAGAGGTTACAGAAGACGCTCATTGGTACGGGAAAGGAAATGCGTCAGTAGTGGCTTCAAATATCAGAAGATAATACGTAGTAGAGAAAGGCAGAATTTCACACTACCAGTCTGCCTTTTTGTAGTGCGCATTAGCACTGGAAGGGAGGTGAAAATCCCTTGCATAAATTCAACGAATGGTCTGTAAAACGTAAAATAGAATCTTTGCGTCAAATGGACAAAAAACTTTCAGAAATGGAAGTTGGTTCACGCTATACTATTTGGCAAAATTACGGTGGCGGACTAAAGGCAACGGCAGACGAAACTCATGCAAATTGGAAACGAATTGCAGAAAATGACGATCTGTATATCAATGCTCTTTTTTGTTATATGGTTTGTACACTGGAAAGCTATACACTGTCCGGTTTTGATTTTACGGAATAAGTCTGCAACTAGGGGCAAGGGAAACTTTGCCCTTATTCGTTGAAAAAAATATAATTATATGCTAGTATAAGGAGGTGAATATACCATTGGAGGCATATAGGATGACTGTAAAATATGATAAACTTTTTGCAAAATTAAAAGCGGAAAAGATTACGCAAGCAATATTTAAAAGCAATGCTAATATTAGTAGTGCAACTTTAATGAAATTGCTTCACAATGAATCCGTTACCATAGATACGATTTGCAAAATCTGTGATTTCTTTTGCTGTATGCCTGATGAAATAATGGAATTTATTCCAGAACCTTATTACGATGAAAAAAGGCAGGCAAAGGCAAACCTTGAGCAACAAATTGCAGAACTACAAAAGCAGCTAAAGGAAATATAGCTCAACTTAACAACGCAAAACACTAGCATCTTTTACACACGTAAGAGGTGCTATTTTTATACCCAAAATTCAACGCAAAGGAGAGAATAACATATCATGAGCAAGAGAAATCCACACAAAACATATTGCAACTATGAAATCAGCAAGGCAAGCAAACCTCGTCCGATTTACAGTGTATCTGCACCCACAATAACAGTAGGCATCCGAAAGGCAAACGTATCCAAAGCAATGTTAGCAAGACAGCTTGCAGAATTATTTTGAGTGAGTGAAGTGTAACTGAACGAACGAAAGGAGAATAACGAAATGAAAAAGCGAACCACATTTTTACTTGCTGTGCTAGGTGGTTTCACAGGTGCAATCCTTATAGATCTATTTGGATTTGTAAAGGCAAATGCAGAGCAGCATCATTACTACGCAAACACAGCAGTTGTAACGGAAATTGACTACGCAAATAATCTTGTCACCGTGGAAGATTCTGCCGGTAATACATGGCAATTCACCGAAACGGAAGACTGGGAATTTTCCGTCACCTGCTCTATGTTAATGGACAGCAAGGGAACTGCAAGCGTAACGGATGATGAAATCATTCAGATTACATATTGCGCTTTTGAAGTATTTTAATGAACGAACGAAGCGAAAGGAGAATAATACTATGAGAGATCCAAACACAGCAAACTATTATGCACTTTTAATTGCAATTTTATGTAATGAATCTGCAAAGGAAGCACTGAAAGACATGGGTGTATGCCCTGATAATTTTGATTGAGGAGGATACGGAAATGTATACAAGACAAACTACATACGAAGAAGTAATGACACTAGAAGAAG